TTCTTCTATATGCCACCTGGTTCAAACCAGCGAAATGCTAGTGTATTACAAGTCACTCAAGGCCGTCAGATGGCTGCCGATGCTGACGAAGATGACAAGTCTAAACCAAGACGTCGTCGTAGAAGAAGATAATTTTATGTAAATCATCAAATTAGTTATGTTGCACTCCTTACCTATTTCCGATTTTAGTGATGATTTTACTGAAACTGGTTTTAAGAAGCTTTCCGACTCATTAGATCGTATTGAACGGGGAAATAATCAGGTGTTGATAACACCTCAGGCTGAACGTGTAAGCCCAGATGAAATTTTCAAAGCTTGGGAATTGGAATTTCAAGCGAATACTGATCTCTTAAACGATGATTTACTAGAGCTCGAGATGTCAAACAAAGCCAAATTTGGCCCCCGCAGTGTTGCCAAACCTTGGTCTGACATTGAGGATAAACTATCGGTTAGTTTCGAACCAACCGATATTGACTGTTCGCACTTGAATGATTATCCGACGAAATCTAGTAATACTGGCTCTTTACGACCTATTACTATGTCAAACTCGGCAAAATTGATGAAGCGCAATACACAGGCAGGCGCTCCCACTCTTGAAAAGAAAGGTAAAGTAATTGACTATACACTAGAAAATTTTGATGTTCTATATTCTAAGAACCTAATTATGGTGCCAGCTATTAGAACTCAGGAGCAAGGAAAGACTAGAATTGTTATGATCTACCCGGCAGTTGACATTTTACAAGAAAATAGATTCTTCATTCCTCTCTTTAACTTACTCAAGACAGAATTTTGCTTCAGTGCGTTCAATGGTCCAGAAGCAGTTGATAAAGCTATTACCATACTAATTCAATATGCTATTGAGTATGGACAACTATGTGTATCTCTAGACGTAGAGAACTTCGATTACTCCGTTAAGTCTAGTCTTCAGGACTCCACTTTCTCTGAATACAAAGGATACTTCCAGTTACAGTATCATCCGGAGATTGAAGTTATTGCTGAACGATTTAAATCTAAACCACTCGCTACTCCAGATGGTGTTTGGACAGGTGATCATGGCATACCTTCAGGTAGTAATAACACAGGAATTATTGGTTCAATGGCTCATAGACAAGTTGCACAACATCCACCAGAACTTAGTCAATTCTTAGGTGATGATGGTGCTCTAGTTACAGATGACCCCGACAAGGTATTTGCTAAATATGAGTCTTGTGGCCTTACTATTAATCGAGATAAAACGTGGATCAAACCATTCAGTTTCGTGTATCTTCAAAGATTACATCACGTCGACTATAAAGTGGATGGGGAATACAAAGGGATATATCCTACCTGGCGAGCACTCAACAGATTGATATACCCAGAAAGATTCTCGGACTTTAATGAGTACGATATAACCGGTAAGGATTATTTCGCTATACGCAGTCTTAGCATTTTGGAGAACTGTAAGTATCACCCATTGTTCGAAAAGTTCGTTAAATTCTGGATGAAGTACGATAAGTACTCTATTCCTTCAAACAGTTCAATTCAGGCATACGCTAAGATGACTGAGGAGAAAATTGGGTCTCTAGGAACTCAGAACCAACTAGGCGACAG